ATCTTTAAACGAACATCTCAAGGTACTGTTATGATGATGTTACCTTGGTTGCCCATTGAATTGATTAAAGATAACATTGCAACCGTTCTTTCTGGTGACATACTTACTATCGTTGAACCTAAGGATGATTTGAAAGAATACTACCACAATGTTATCAATACTACTCAAATGAAAATGTTAAAAGATAATACACTTAGTCAAAATCTAAGAGAGGCATCAGATGAACAAGAGGATGATTATGAAGAAGATGAAGACCCTGAGGGTGACTTAACAAAGGAAGATGTTGTTGAGATTATCAAAAGAAAGAAGTCTGGCAGACTGCATTAGCAACTAATATCATTCTCAAACAGGACACCGCCACTATAACACTTGTCAAGAACAAAAAGAGGTAAATATGAATGAATATGTGAAAACATTCCAAAAACAGAAATATACATTAGTTAAGAACTTTATTCCAAAAGATACAGCTGAGTACCTATTCAACTATCTTAGGTTGAGTACACACATTGCCGTTGCAACAGGCACAGCCAAACCAGACCCGCAAGTACCAATGGGATTTCATTCTAAACATGGTGACATGGCAATGGAAACATTGATGAAGATGATGAAACCTAAAATGGAAGAAGTCACAGGTTTAGAATTGTGGCCTACTTACACCTATACTAGATTGTATAAATCTGGTGATGACTTGAAAAAACATAAAGATAGACCATCCTGTGAGATATCAATTACTTTGAAACTTGCTGATACAGGCGGGTACAATTGGCCAATATGGATGGTAGATACACCATATTCGCTTGACATTGGCGATGCAGTAGTGTATCGTGGCTGTGAGTTAGAGCATTGGCGTGATGTGTGTGAAGGTCCTAATGATTATAGAATGGGACAAGTATTCATGCATTATGTAGATAAGAACGGTCCGTATGCTGACCACAAATATGATAAACGGCAATGGATTGCTAAATTCTACGAAAGTGAAATATAATAAAATGAATGAAAAGAAACCAAGACACTATGTAAACAATGCTGATTTTCTGGAGGCTCTAATAGAGTATAAAGAAGACTGTGATGTTGCCAAAGCAGCCGGCAAAGAAGACCCACAAATTCCAAATTATATTGGAGAGTGTTTTCTAAAAATTGCAGAACATCTTTCAAGGAAACCTAACTTCATATCATACTCATTCAGAGATGAAATGATTGCCGATGGTATTGAAAACTGCCTAATGTATTTTAGGAACTTTGATCCAACTAAGTCAAAAAATCCATTTGCATACTTTACCCAAATCATTTACTATGCCTTTCTCCGTAGAATTATGAAAGAGAAGAAACAACTGTATGTTAAGTACAAGGCAACAGAGCAGTTTGGTTTGCTTGGTGAAAATGAAATGTTTGAGGACTCAGACGGCAACATGAAACAGTTTCAACTGTACGATAACATCTCCGAGTTCATTCATACCTTTGAAGAAGCAAAGAAAAAGAAAAAAGAAGGCAAGACTAAAGGTGTTGAAAAGTTCTTAGAACAATTGCCTTAAAATGCTTGACAACCCTATCAATATAAGTTATACTAAGAGACTATGAAAATTGCTTTGGTTAATGATACTCACTTTGGTGCAAGAGGTGATAGTGCAACATTTAATGATTTCTTTTTTAAATTTTGGGAAGGCACATTCTTTCCTTATCTAAAAGAACACGACATTAAAACACTCGTTCATTTGGGTGATGTTGTTGACCGTAGAAAGTTTATCAATCATAATATTGCATCTGATTTTCAAAATCGATTTATGAAACGACTGTGGTCAGAAGGTATTGATACCCATATTATGATTGGCAATCACGACACCTATTATAAGAACACAAACAAAGTAAATGCAATTCATAATCTTTGTTCAACTTATGACGGTGTACATGAGCCGTTCATCTACACCGATCCAAAGATAGTTACATTTGATGGTGTTGATATTCTATTGATGCCTTGGATATGTGAAGATAATTATGAACAGTCTATGGAGTTTTTGAAGACTGCACCTGTTGAAGTTGTATTCGGGCATTTTGAGATTTCAGGATTTGAAATGGACAGAGGCAATATCTGCCATGAAGGATTAGATAGAAAACTATTTGATAGATTTGATATCGTATTGTCTGGTCACTTTCATCACAAGTCAACAAGTGGTAACATCACATATCTTGGTAATCAATATGAAATGACTTGGGCAGACTACAATGACCCAAGAGGATTTCATATCTTTGATACTGAGACAAGACAAATTGAATTCATACAAAATCCAAATAAGATGTTTCATAAAATTACTTACGATGACGGCAGTAATGATTTTGAAGCGTGGAAAAAATACAATTACAATTCATTGAAAGATGCATTTGTAAAAGTGATTGTAGTTAATAAACAGAATCCGTTTTTGTTCGATAGTGTGTTAGATAACATTTATAAAGCTGGTGTTGCAGACTTATCAATTGTAGAGGATTTTACTGATGCTCTAATTGATTTGGATCAAGAAATCGTTGACCAAGCAGAAGATACGATGACAATTCTATCTAAGTATATTGACAATCTAACATTAAATGTTGAGAATGAAAAACTAAAAACACTAATGCGTGAACTGTATGTTGAAGCATTAAATACGGAAAGAACAGAATGAACTATAAAACAATTTACAATTATCCAAAAGAAAGACAAAGAATCTTTTATCCTTGGTGCTATTGGGATGGTGCATTTACTAATGAAGAACTAGATAAGATGTGTGCCTACTTTGATACACAAGGTGTTGAGAGAGGCACAACAGTTGGTAATATAGAAAAAGATGAAAATGGAAAAGAGATTGTCAAATCAAAACCAAATGAAGATGTTAGAGTATCAAATGTAAAATTCTATAATTGGGAACCTGCCAATGCAGATACATCATGGATTTTTCAAAAGATGAATTATGTTATTGATTCTATCAACAATCAATATTATGGTTTTGATTTAAATGGTTATGATACATTTCAATACACAGAATATGAAGCACATGAAACAGGTCGATATGATTATCACATGGACACAATCATGGGTAAAAATGTTCCTGCTGACATGAATGAGGTAAGAAAACTATCTATTACAATGTGTGTGAATGAACCAGGTGAAGAGTATGAAGGTGGTGAATTTCAAGTCAACAATGGACAAGAAAAAGACGCCGAAACTATTCCAACTAAAAAAGGAAGAATGATTCTATTCCCATCATTCATGCTTCATAGAGTTGCACCAGTAACTAAGGGTAAAAGAAAATCAGTTGTTGTATGGGTGACAGGACCAAAATTTAGATAATGATTACATTTCGTTATGTTCGGTGGAAGAATCTTCTTTCCACTGGAAATTATTTTACTGAAATCAAATTAGATAACAATCAAAATACTCTGATTGTTGGAAACAATGGTTCGGGAAAAAGCACAATGCTTGATGCGTTGTGTTTTGGTCTGTTTGGTAAAGCATTCCGCAGTATCAATAAACCTAGTCTATTGAATTCTATCAACAACAAAGATTGTATTGTTGAAATTGGATTTGACACAAACAATAAATCATATAAAGTTATTAGAGGCATTAAACCAAATGTCTTTGAAATCTTTCAGAACGGTGAGTTGTTGAATCAAGATGCAGCTGCAAGAGACTATCAAGAAATTTTAGAGAAGACTATTCTCAAATTAAATTACAAGTCATTTACACAGATTGTAATTCTTGGTTCAGCATCATTTGTTCCATTTATGCAGTTGTCGGCATCAGACCGCAGAGCAATCATTGAAGACTTGCTTGATATTCAAATCTTTTCTACTATGAATGGTATTCTTAGAGACAAACTATCAAACAATAAAGATTTAACTTCAAACAAAAAATATGACATTGACTTGTCTCAGCAAAAATATGATATGCAAGAAAAACATATCAAAGAGTTGAAACAAAACAATGATGATAAGGTGAAAGAATATGATGAAGAGATTCAATGCAACAGCAACACCATACAAACCCTACATGGAGAAATTGCTAACCTCTCCACACAAGTCGAAACATATCAAAACTTGGTATCAGAAAAGACTGTGGTTGAGGATAAGGTCAAGAAGATTACTAAACTTGAATCGCAGATTGAAAGCAATCTATCCAAATTTCGAAAAGATATTGGTTTCTTTGCACACAATGATGATTGTCCAACCTGTCGGCAAGCCATTGCCTTGGAGTTTAAAGAGGCAGAGTTACAAACTTTGCAGACCAAAGTTACAGAATGTGAACACGGACTCACAGAATTAGAAACTAGATTGTTGGCAGAACAAAACAAACTAAATTCTATTAGTGAAGTGCAGAAGAAAATTCAGGCACTACAAATTAAGATTGCAACAAACAATACTTCCATAACTGAAACAAACAAATATATTGCCAAGTTACAGAAACAAATTGAAGAACTTAAGCAATTGAAAGTAGTGTCAGAGAAAGAACAACAAGAGTTAAAAGAATTAAAGGACTCTCTGTCTCTATTGCAAGAAGAGTTGCGAGTATTAATACAAGATAAAACATATTATGAAGTTGCTTCTGGTTTGTTGAAAGATACAGGCATTAAGACTAAGATTATTAAACAGTATTTGCCAATTATAAACAAGTTGGTCAATAAGTATTTAGCATCTTTAGATTTCTTTGTGAACTTTAACCTTGATGAATCGTTTAAAGAGACAATCAAATCCAGACACCGTGATGAGTTTACATACAACAATTTTTCTGAAGGTGAGAAACAACGAATTGATATGGCATTGATGTTGACTTGGCGAGCAGTTGCCAAGTTAAAGAATTCTTCCAATACAAATCTATTGATATTGGATGAAGTGTTTGATTCAAGCCTAGATACAGGTGGAACAGAAGAGTTAATGAAAATCCTACATATGTTAGATGGTGTGAATCTATTTGTTATATCTCATAAGGGTGATATTCTACAAGACAAGTTTAGTAATGTCATTCGATTTGAGAAAGTAAAAAACTTTTCAAGGATAGTAAAATGATTACATTAAGTATATTTGTAAGTGATGATGAGAAAAGAAAAGCAACTGTATTCAAAGAAACAGTTGATGGTAAATATTATGTCTCAATGATGAATGAAACAGGCACTTCTTTTAGGGCAGATTTTAAATCAGAACAAGATGCAGAAGTTTTTGCAGAAGATTGGGTGATGAAAGTATGAGTGAAATTTTAACCATTGACACAGGTTCAGGTGTTGTTACTGAACAGAGATTGGATCCATTGCCGTTGTTTAGTGATAAACATCCAATGTTGAGTGTTCCTATTCCAGAATACAAACAAGCAATTCCAAATCCGACAATTAAAAATTTAGTCACAAGACTAAAGATGACAATGAAGTTGTATGGTGGTGTTGGATTAGCTGCCA